GCTGGTTTCAACATCTTCTCACATAGCACATGCGTGAATTGGCCCAACCTAAAGTTGTGCCCCATCGGCAATGTGCTAATGTTCCTAGGTGCTGTCACCTTCCCATAGAATTCTGATTTCTGGAAACTCCTAACAGAAGTATTATTGTCTACAAACATCATGTGTTTTACCTGATCAATTAATGATCTCTGTGTTGGTCGGTGGAATTTGTCTTCTTGCTGGGTATGCTCTAAAGGGCACAAAGACCCTACCATAGATTCTGGTATCAAATGCTTCAAAAATTCATCTAAGCAAAGCCAAAAGAATGGTGGATAAGTATCTACCTTATTCGCCACATTCTTTACGCGGTGCTCCAAGCATGCATGGTCATTATTGTAAGACTTCACAGGTGCTGTTGCTCCCAACATTAATGGGGGAAAAGCTACTCGGTGACGTTCCTTACCTTGCTCATGTACCAAGGGGTACAATGACTGATATGACTCAGGCAACATTTTGACTGGATTTGTTATCATTCCTACGGTTGAAACGAAACTTTGGTTTTGCAACAATTCAAAAAGTATCACGGCTGATGTCTGTGCATCAGTTTCGTCATAGGATCGCAATATTCTCTCAATGTCTGACACGTTAGGCTTGTTTGATAGTCTCATTCTACCAAACACAGTCATCAGTGCTTTGTCAGTTACATCAATAGAAGTATGATAATCTCTATAGCCGAAATTATGCACTACTTTCGTAGAGTCATCTTCGCCGATTAACCTCTTCACATATGTCACATTTCCAAATGTTAATTTCCTTCTCTCTAATCTATACCCGGACAAGAACCAAGCCCACGGACCATACACCTTTCTAACACAGTTTAGGTATATTAGTCTTTTCTGGAAGCCTACTGATTTTTGTTCAATCAAATACAAACAACTACCCCACCAATGGTCTACTATCAAATGATCATTATCATAATTCCAAAGCTGATGTTGATATTCAGCTCCACCTTGAACTTTCATTTTTACATTGTCGTTTTCCCCGATCGTGTATACACTATCCATTGCTGATCCACAAACTCTTTCCGGAACAAACGTATGTACCAAACAATCATTTCCTTGCAAATATTTGCTCATGTCGACGTAATAGTCGACATCCGTCAATTTGATTATTTGATTCATAAGTTTATCACACTTCACTTCACGTTGTAGATCTTTCGCACAATAATAGAAATGGTCACCGCTGTTCGTCCCACGTTCACTGCTAGACATGCTCACACTGTATATAGTTTTACCTATCATCTGGGCAAATATCATCGCTGACATTTCCCCACGACATCTTTCTGTGGCTGCATTTAAGTGACTGTGGTCCGCTTTACTGTGAACCGTTTTACTATTAACCCGGACGGATTTAAACATCGTCCGATAGTCATTACTCGACCGCGAAAATAAATCAATGAACCAACTTTGTAAAGCTGGTTTCGTTTTATCTCGCATTAACCATTGTAGGGGTAGTGTTGTATAATACAACACACACGTCATGCACATCAAAGTACACTCCGCTATTCTACACAAGTTGTTACCAACAGCGCTCACTAATCGTAAGTGTCCGTTAATAACCAACAACAACAGAAGCATGAGGACACCAGTCAAGTCGCCGCGAGTTGCGTATTTTTGATACGTACTCAACAACAGCCTGTTTAAGACTGGTCTATGCTCTGCACACCAATTCGTAATAATTTCAGTAAACATATTGTTTTGAACAAATTTAAACGAAAAATTT